TGCGAACATTGTTTGTAAATAATATTTTTTGAGTTTGCGTAAAATTTCAAGCTTACGCTGATGAAGGGTAACAATGTTGTCAAAGGTGCGGAAAAAGTTGCCAATGGCGGGTTGTTCGGTGTGAGTTGGAAATTTCAAAACAAACTTTCTAATGTTTTCCATACTAAGTGCGGGTTGTGATGATGTTGCAATTAGAGGAAATATAATTTTATTGTAAAATTCTGAACTTTCCATTTGTTGAATTATAAAATTCCCAGAGTAATTCTCGACTTGTTTTACTCTTATTCGAGAAACATTTGGGGCAAGATAAAAGCGGTTATTTTCCTGTATTATAGCCACTTCTCCTACTGTTCCTACATATGTAAAAAGTATATCGTCTTTGTAAAGCTTACTCCTTTCCAATTTTGAAAAATCACTATCATCAATATACTTTACATCGTCTAAATTTAACGAACCATTTTTTACATTCAGTCCACGGATAGCAATTATATTTCCTTCATCAGAATAAGTTACATATTCAGTAAATTCAAATCCTGCTAATTTAGTTACGTCAGCTATATCCCCCAACTTTCGCTGTTCCCAATCTTCTGTGAAACCCTTGAAACGGATTGCAGGCACGAAACTTTTATTTTTATCTTCATTTTTCATTTTTGTATTCCTCCAATTTGGTAAAATATTGCTATCATTATAACAAGTTTTTTATCACATTGTCAAGAGGTTTATAGAAAATATTATAAATTTATACAAATAATAGGAGGTGAAAAGAATGTCCACTATCAAAGATGACCAAGGGGCATATTTATCTGAACTCATTGTTGAAGAGATGGAAGAGCAGTTACTTGCACAGAAAATACAAGCAGGTAAAGCGTTACAAAGTCAAGGGGCTGTCAATGCACAATCACAACAGATTGGCAAAGCCCTTGAAAATGCAATTGATAAACACGTCACAACGGAAAATTTACCCAACGGCACATTATATCGACATATTGCAAGTGATATTTTAAATACATCATTGAAAAATACCTATCAGAAAGTCAATGCCACGGCAACGGCAACTCAAAAAAAGACCGATACAGAACAGGGCGTGCATTTTGCAATTAAACAAGCAGAATATCCACAAGATAAAATTGATAATCTCTTAAATAAATGCAGTAGTTCTCAACATGAAATGACAACGGCAGATAAGAATTATCTAAAATATGGGGCAAGTCAATTGACTTCGAGTTTTAGTGATGATTTTCAAAAAACAAATGCTACTTTTCGACAAACAACTGGATTACAAAGTTATATCACACGTACAGGCGGTGGTAAATGTTGTGTTTGGTGTCAAGATATTGAAGGCAGATATAAATTAGAAAATGCCCCGCCTGAAATCTGGAAACGTCATAGAAATTGTAGTTGCATTTTAAATTATTATAATGCTAAAACGGGTACACGTTCTACAAGAGTGGCGGGTATTTGGCATGTATCACAAATTTATACCAATCAAGCACAATTACAAGATACTTCCCCTAAAAAATTTACACAACAAGAGGCAAAAATTTCAGAGCTTGCAAGCACACAAAATAATGCAAAAGGCGGTACAAAAGCGATTATTCAAGAGGCAAAAAACATGCATACAAAATCTAACACGCCTAAAAAACTGCAAGAAACATTATCTACAGACCAAATTATTAAAAAAATTGGGGTAGATGATAATCAAGTGCATGGTTCATGTGTGTCACTTGCCTTGGCTTATATTGCGAATAAAAATGGGTATGATGTACAAGATTATAGATTTGACCGCACTACAGAGTTATTTGGTAATGAAACATCAACTCTTCGCTTTACAGAAACTTTTCACGGTACCGTCCGTCGAAACACTGCAAACCAAATTTGCAATATCTTAAGAAAAGAACTCATTGAAGAGAAAGAATATTATTTTCAAGTACCAGGGCATGCCATGATTATTCGCAAACATAAATGGCAATTGCAACATCTTGACCTACAACACCGCCATTCTACTGGCAACTTTTTCAAATCGTTTAGTGCTGGGAATATAAGAAAAAATTTTTGTGGTGGTGGTGAAAGGCAAAACCCTACATATTTTCAAAAATTATTATGGATTCTAACACCTATTGAAAATTTCACTGGTGACGAATTTCAAGAACTATTAGGTTATATTAACAATGGAGGACGAGAAGATTATGACAGCTTTTTTAATGTATGAAGGTAGACAATATTACATCGGGTTGGAATTTCCTTGGCATCATGTCTATATTTTAACCCCTGTGGACTCACACCAATACCTTATGGACACCGCTTTATTTACTTTTGATGGCAAAAAAATTTTCAGAAAATGTAATGGGTATTTTGAGCCAAAATTGAATGGACTTGAACATGAAATATTAAAAAAAGAACGCCCTGACTTATTGCCCCAATCTGAGCAAGTGTTGTGGCATAACTACACCGCAGAAGAAATTGCAGAATGGGAACAAAAAGTCAAACATTTTCACGAAAAAACTATCACAGCAGAAAATGAAGCTAAATGGAATGACCTTTTAAATTTTCCGAACGAATTTTCAGAAAATTTTCAGCCAATTGCGGAAAAAATATGGAAAAAGTGGGATAAAGCCGCCCAGCGTTTTGGTGGTACGCATCACCTCACCCAAGAAGAATTTGACCATTTATTGAAATTTGGCAACCCAGCACTCAAAAAAGGAGTTGAAAACAATGTTACAGAGTAACGGAAAATATATTGATACCACAGAAATTAGACGTTTATTCTCACAGGAGGAAAAGGCGTGTAATGATATTGTATTTAGAGTAGACAAGACATATGATAATCGTGATTTAACAAATTGTACGTTTATTATGCACGGTATTTTTGAAAGTGGTAAAGAGGCAACGGCAACATTAACATCTGCAGTGGCAGGTGATGAGAGTGAATATTTAGATTTGACATGGACAATTGACGGGACATTTACATCTGAAAGCGGTAGATTGTTTTTAGATTTGGTAGCATATAGTGATAGTGATATTGAAACTGCCTCAATGATTTTGCGTTATCAATTACCGCCTATTGAAATCCGTAAAATTCCGAATAGTGATAATCCAAGTGAAGAGTCAGAATATATTACATTCAAAACACAAGTTCTGGAGCAATTAGAAGACCATGAAACAAGAATTACGACACTTGAAAATGGTTCTGTAGGTGATTTATCAAAAATTCAAGAAGAATTAGACGACCACGAAACAAGAATTACAGTTTGTGAGGCACAAATTACTAAAATTTCTGATATTGAAACCAATTTAACGGCATTGACATTGACGGTAAATACAAACACTGATAATATTAGTACGAATACAACAAATATTAGCACAAATACGACAAATATTGCCACAAATACCAGTGATATTTCAGATTTAAAAACAGCTGTTGCAACAAATACAACAAATATTAGCACAAATACCACAAATATTGCCACAAATACCACAAATATTGATACCAATGCCAATGCGATTGCAGAAAATACTGCAGATATTGAAACTTTACAAACCGCCTCAGCCGATTATGAAATCAGAATTACCACACTTGAAGCGAAACCAGATATACAAGTAATGACGGAAGAAGCCTATGCAGAACTGACAGAAATTGATGAAGGTTGCATTTATGTGTTGACGTAATAAAAAGAAATCCCCTAAAAATTAGGGGATTTTCTTATTTGTCTTTGTAATGTCCACGACAAGAAAATATATATAATTTATTATCTTGGATTTTATAAATTAGTCTATCTGTTTGATTGATACGTCTACTCCAACCATCAATATATTTTAGTCTTTCGGGCTTGCCTAATCCGTCTGCTACGCCATCTATATTGATACTTTGAATTAGTTCATTGATTTTATGGAATGTTTTCACATCGTGTTTTTTCCAAAAAACATAATCTTTCCAGGCTTTACCAACCCAATACAACTCATACATCATCATCATCACTTAACAAATCGTGACGAAAAGCCGTGCCGTCTTGGATTTGCTGTAAACCTCTATCTAAATTTTTTTGCATTTCCATTCTTTCAAATAATTCCATAATCATTTCCGCCACATCAACGCCTTGACTATCTGCAGATTGTTTTAAGATTTGGTAATCAGTGTCTTTAAAACTTACTTGTGTCATACTATATCACTCCTCATTGAAATTCTTTAATTTCATTATAGCACGCCAATTTTGAAAAGTCAATAGAAAAATAAAATCCCCTAAAAATTAGGGGATTTTTTATTTTTATTCTTTGGAGCGATAAAAATATTGAAAAAAACTGGAAAACACTATATGTATTATAGCATAGATTGCCGAAAAAGTCAAGGCAGTTTATGTGTTGACGAATTGTCGAAAATATGCTATAATAAATAAAATTCAATCGAGGTGTTGTATTATGAAAATTACAGTAAACGGCAAGCTTGAACCGCATGAGCTGGAATATTATATCGATTATATGAAAGAAAAATTAAAAGGTTCTACAATTTATGAATTAACACTTGATGTTGATGGTGATTATGTCAATATTAGTTATACTGCAAATAATGTACCATTTCAACGAATTAGACGTATCACTGGCTATTTAGTCGGGGATTTAAGTAGATTTAATAATGCAAAATTGCAAGAGGTCAAAGACCGTGTCAAACATATGTAAGGAGGATTTATTATGTGGAAAATCAATGACAAAGAGTTTGAATTGGATTTAACAGAGGCAGAAACCGTGGAAAGATACCATAAATCATTGAAAATTCTTGAAAAAATGCCAAAACCAACTAAAAAAACGCTTACAAAAGACTATATTTTGAGTTATTGTAAGACTTTTCGTGAATTTTATGATGAAATATTTGGCTTTCCGATTAGTGAACAGCTGTTTGTTGGCGTGCCAGAAAGTATTTTGAAATATAATCAAATTTATGAAAGTTTCTTGGAATTTGTAAAAAATCAACCAACAGGACTTGAAGCTTTGCAACAATTTACAAAATGAATATCTTATATGAACAACCAATTGAAGAAATTGAATTGAATGGTGTGTTTTATCCGATTAAAACAGATTTTAGGGACTGGTTACGATTATTAGATAGTTACGAAGATGTCCCGCCCGAGCAACAAGTAGTAGGTTTGTTAGGTATGTTTAAGACATTACCGCCACAACATCTAATACCAAAAGCAATTGAAGAGTTGTTAGAGTTTGCACGGGCCTATGAACCACAATCTACTGTGCAATCAGATAACGGCGTGAAAACTACAGATAGCCCATTGTCTTGGAGCTTTGATAGTCCTTTTATTTATGCGGGCTTTTTAGAATGCTATCATATAGATTTATTGAAAATCGATACAATGCACTGGCATATCTTTTTAGGGCTATTTCAAGCATTACCTGAAGATACACCAATTAAAAAACGAATGGCTTATCGAAGTGTGAATTTGGCAACGATTAAAGACAAAAAAGAGCGTCAACGTATCCGAAAAATACAACAATCTATACAAATTCCAAGAAAACCGCTTGATGCGTTGCAAGTCGGGGCTTTCTTTGATATGTAATAAAAATAAATCCCCTTGACTTTTCAAAATTGCTATGCTATAATGAAATTAAAGAATTTCAATTAGGAGTGATACTTATGTTGACAAATTTCAAGGATTTTCAAGCCAATGCAAAAGATTATTTACAAGTTTTAAAATCTGGGCAAGAAATCATTTTGTTAAGTGATGGTGAACAGATTGCGAGAGTGTCCCCAATTCAAGCACCGCTTGCAAAATCTTTACACGGCATTTTAAAAACAGATTACACGGAAGAGGACGCCAGAGCAGAAAGGGCAAGCAAGCATGAAAATTTGGATTGATACCAATATTTTAATTGATGTATTGAAAAGACGAACACCATTTGATATTCCAGCTTTACAAATATTAGAACTTTGTGAAACCAATCAAATAGATGGTTATATATCCGCATTGACGGTTGTCAACCTTGCCTATATTTTACGAAAAGATTATACACCAGGACAAATAAAACAAATTGCTAAAGTATTTCATAAAATCTTATATATTGTTGATGTGACAAAAGAAGATATAGTCAATGCCGCAAATGATACAGTGCATACGGATTTTGAAGATGCCGTTCAAATTAGTGGTGCAATTCGTTGTGATATTGCCTATTTTATTACAAGAAATCAAAAAGATTTTCAAAACTGCCCATTTATGGTATGTGATGCGACAGAATTTTTACAGAAATCATAAAAAATAAATCCCCTTTTTCAAGGGGATTTTCTTTTTCAAGTGATTATTTCGTGGGATATAGATTCCTCTTTTGGTATACCTTGCCAAAAAAGTTGATAAAAAAATAAAGAAAATAAAGAAACAAAAAAAATGATATGATACGAAGTAGCACTCTTTCGAGTTGCCTCGCTTTTTAAATATCCTATCAAAAATCCAAGTAGCAAAGATAGAAAAGACGTGCCGAAATACTATCAATCTACTTGAAAATTTTGACTATGTCTTACTGACAATTGCAATTATAGCATAATTTTTATAATTTGTCAAGTTTAAACATGATTTAATTTGCAAGTTTGGCTATAATATGCTATAATATAATAAAATCACGGTTTAAAGGAGTTGAGAAAACGTGAGTAAAAAATCAGATGGTAATATAAAGATTTTAATCTCTGCAGATACAACCAGTTTGGAAAGCTCCATGGCAAATTTAGAAGAGCGTATAGAACGTGTGACAGATAGTATGGAGCGAGCCTTACAAGACCAACAAAGAGTGACAGATGAAACCAGACGTACCGCAGATAATTTAAGAGATACTGCCGATAATACAAACGATGTGGCAGATAATACCGACAATGTAGCAAAATCTTTGAAAGAAAAGCTTGTGGAGGCATTTAATAAAGTCAAAGACAAAATCACCAATACCACAACCAATTTGAAAAACTTTTTCAGTTTGTCCCCTTCGGAAATGGTTAGCACATTGAAAAGCAAGTTGGCGGGTGCATTTGATAATGTCAAGACGAAAATAACAAACACTGCCGACAAAGTGAAAGCATTCTTTCAACTATCCCCAGCGGAAATGGCAAGCACTATCAAGGGCAAATTGGTAAGTGCATTTGAGAATGTCAAAGATAAAATCGGCAACGCCCGTGAAACATTAAATAAATTTGGTGATAAAATTCACGATATAGCCAAAAATGCGGCGGCAAAACTCAAAGACAAAATGCTTGACGCCTTGACGGCTATCAAGGGCAAAATTCCAGAAGTAGCAAGTACTTTGTATAATGGGCTTGTCACGGGTGTACAAACTGCCGTCAATGCGATTAAATCATTTACAACAGAGGCTATCGCAACTGGTTCTGAATTTGAACATTCTGTATCACAAATTGGGGCAACACTGGGCTATAGTACCACTGCATTAGCAGATAGTACAAGTGAACAGTCTAAAAATTTAGAGGCTTTATCCGAAAAAGCACAAGAAATGGGTAAATTAACAAGCTTTTCAGCGACTGAAGCGGCAGACGGCTTGAATGTATTGGCAATGGCTGGTTATGATGCCGAAACATCTATTGCATTGATTGAACCCGTTTTGCGTACAGCAGAGGCAGGCGGGCTTGCTATCGCTGATGCGGCATCCTATGTGGCAGGGTCTATGAAAGGCTTTACCAATGAGGCAGGCAATTTTGCCAATGCAACAGAACAGGCAACCTATTATGCGGATATTATGGCAAAAGGGGCTACAATGGCAAATACAAACGTACAAGCACTTGGTGAAGCCATGAGTGATGCGTCCTCTACTGCCAATGCGTATGGACAAAGTAGTGAAACAACAGCTGTTGCATTGTTACGACTGGCTGAACAGAATGTGACAGGCACGGCGGCAAGTACTGCCCTTGCAGCGGCTATGAAAAACTTGTACTCTCCTACTGATACCGCAAAAAATGTTATGGAAGAGTTAGGCGTTTCTGCTTATGATGCAGAAGGCAATGCAAGAGACTTGACAGATGTTGTTAGCGATTTGCAAGGGGCTTTATCTAATTACAGCGGTGAGGAACAGATTTCAAAAATCGATGCAATTTTTGGTATACAAGGGCAAGAGGCATACTTGAAAATGATTTCCACATCAGAAGAGAAAGTGCAACAATTCTATGATGGGATTTCTGAAGCGTCTGGTAGTGCAACCTTGCAAGCCGAAACAATGTTAGATAATTTACAAGGTAGTGTTACTCTTTTTAAATCCGCTTTACAAGGGCTTGAAATCACTTTTTATAACACATTCGGTGACGGCTTGAAAGATGTTGTGGATTTAGCAAGCACTTACATAGGGCAATTAGATCAAGCTACTTCCGAAGGCGGTTTATCTGGTTTAGCACGTGAAATAGGTCCAGTATTAGCAGGTATTCTCACAGATTTATCTGCATACTTTCCAGACATTATAGCCACTGGTAATGGAATTTTCAAATCATTAATACAAGGCATTAAACGCAGTATCCCACAATTAACAGATACTGCCTTTGAGACTATCGACTTATTAGCCACTGGTATTGTTGAGAATTTGCCGTATATTATGGAACTGGGAGCAAAGATTTTCAACAATCTAACAAGAGGGCTACAAGAACATTTGCCTGATTTAATCAATATATGTTTTGAAATTGTGAATTTCTTAATTGAAAATCTTGATGAGGCTATACTCGGTTTGTTATCTATTGGGGGACAAATTGCCTATATGTTAATCACGGGTATTATTGAAAATTTACCGCAAACATTAGATATTTTAGTTGCCTCTTTTGTATCATTAGTGGAAGGGCTACTCGGGCTAATTGGTGAGTTAGGACCAGCTCTATTTGAAATTGCTATGTCTGTTATCAGTTTATTAGCAAGTTATTTGATTGAAAATATTCAACCACTTATTGATGCGTTGATGCCTTGTATTACCATGATTGTAGAATTTATTGCAAATAATATAGGACCGTTTTTAGAAGGTGTTATGACAGTTATCACGGCAATTGTCAATGTGATAATAGATAATGCAGGCACATTTACTTATGCTATTTTACATATTATCACCACATTAGCAGAATGTTTAACAGAAAATATTTCACCAATTGTGGAGGCGTTGGTATATTTCATTGAACAGATGGTGGCGTTGATAATTGAAAATGCAGATACTTTCATTTTAGCTATTCTTGAAATTGCTGTTGCAGTCGGTAAAGTCGTATTAGAACTGATACCAGAGGCGGTGAAATTGCTTGCGAAACTTGTAGAAGGGGCTGCAAAAGGCATACTGCAAGGGGCTAAGAAAATTCATGAAGCTTTCGATGATATGTGGGATAGAGTTTGTGACTTTTTTGACGGTTTGTCTTTAACTGGTTATGGTGAATATCTTATGGAAGGTTTAAAACAAGGTATTTCTAATAAAATTCAAGCTATTAAAGATACAGTTACCGATGTGGCAAATAATATTAAAAACACATTTTGCGACTTATTCGGGATTGCCTCACCATCTAAAGTGATGAAAAGAGAAGTTGGTGTATATATCACAGAAGGCGTTACCGAAGGTATGCTTGACGAATTACCAGACGCAACCCAAGAAATGAAATTGGGGTTGAATAGTTCTATTAGTAGCTTGACTTCACAAAACGGCTTGCAAAATCTGTTATCTAATTTGAATTTGAGTTCTATTGTACAACAATTAGGGGCTATTTCACAAGGCGTTGCAGTGAGTGCTATTCCAGCCTATGCTACACCAGTAGTACAATCTGTGCAAAATATCACCAATACACCACAACAACAAATTGCATCAAATGATACAAATTTGTATGTTAGTGTACAACTTGATGGTGAATTATTAGCCGAAGGTATGGCAGAACATATTGACCGCCGTCAAGGTGTAACATTAGCTTTAAAACAAAGGGGGCTTTCTTTATGATTGGTATTTTTATAAATGATTTGCATTCTTGGCAAGATTTTCACCTCGGGCTATTAGAACGTTCTTTGTCTGCATTGGAAAAAGATGACCATACAGAACGTGTGCCTTACTCCAATATTGTATACGATTATGACGACATTACAGGCATTAAAAGCTATGCTCCAAGAACTTTGACATACAAGTTTGATTATTTAGATAGTGATTTGTTTAGACGTCAAGATACATTTGCTAAAATTTCCGAATGGTTGACTTTTTCAGGGCAAACAAAATTATATGATAGTTTTTTTGTGGATTATTATTTTATGGTTCGTGAACCGAAAATTCAAATTGAAGATGCAGGTTATCCAAACGTATTTTATGTGACACTCACTTTCCAAGCAGACCCGCAAATTTATACAAGAGATGGCGCACCAGTTTGGTTGAGTGATATATGGAAATAAGGAGGTTTTTTGAATGTTATATGGTTTAGACTATTTAAAAAGCAAATGTACACGCCGTGCGGCACGTGTGCGTATCAGATACCAATATTATGAAATGAAAAACGGCATTATTGATATAAACGGCGTTATTCCAGCTGAATTTAAGTGGCTTTCTGAGTGTTTAGGTTGGTGTTCTAAAGCCGTTGATGTGCTTTCCGATAGATTAGTGATTTCAAAATTTGATAATGATAATTATGATGCCACAAGAATTTTTGAAGAGAGTAACAGTGATATTTTATTAGATAATGCTATGTTGAGTGCTTTAATTTCGTCTTGTAGTTTTATCTATATTGGCAAGAAAAATGACTATCCGTGTTTGCAAGTTATTGACGGTAGTCATGCAACTGGTATTATCGACCCACAAACTAATCTATTAACAGAAGGTTATGCTATTTTAGATACAGACGAATGGGGCAAGCCGACATTAGAAGCCTATTTCTTGCCTGAAAAGACAATCTATTATAGAGACGGCGTGCAAAGTGAAACTATGACACATAAAGCACCATTTTGTGCATTAGTACCGATGATTTACCGCCCAGATGCCAAACGCCCGTTTGGGCATTCCAGAATTAGCCGTGCTTGTATGGATATACAACAAGCCGCTTTGAGAACATTACGCCGTTCAGAAGTAGCCAGTGAATTTTATTCTGTTGCACAAAAATATATTTTAGGGCTTTCAGAAGACGCCGAATTTAACGGCAGATATGCGACTATGTCAAGCTTTTTAGCATTTAGTAAAGATGATGACGGGGATGTGCCAACTATCGGGCAATTTGCACCACAATCTATGACACCATATAGTGAACAGATGAAAACACTTGCCAGTCTGTTTGCCGGTGAAACTGGTTTGACATTAGATGATTTAGGTTTTGTGACTTCCAATCCATCAAGTGAAGGTTCAATCCGTGCAAGCCATGAAACATTACGATTAACTGCCCGTCAAGCTCAAAGATGTTTTCAAGTGGGTTTTGTCAACACGGCTTATATTGCCTGCTGTATCCGTGATAATTATCCATATAATCGTGCACATTATACAGATTTGAAAACAGTTTGGGCGCCTATCTTCGAACCTGATACAAGTGCATTAACTGGGTTGAGTGATGCAATTTTGAAATTACAACAAGCGTATCCTGATATGCTTACAGAAGATGAAGTTAAGAGATTATTAGGGCTTGACAGAATTTAATTTATATGCTATAATCGGTATTGAAATGTGGAGTATATCCTATTTCTTTAATCTTCCCACCACACCAACAAAAAAGAAATGCCCCCTACGGTCTGGGGACATTTTTATTTGACAAAATATCGTTTATATGCTATAATATAACTATGCTTGTAGAAATGCAAGTAAATTTATTACATTCAAAATCTAAGAAATTAACCGAATTGAAAACGCCTCTTTTTTTAGGGGTGTTTTTTTGTTGCAATATCCCCTAAAATATGCTATAATAAATAAAAAAAGGCGGTGTTTTTTATGAGTAGTCATATAAAAGTGCTTAGTATTGATTTATCTGGAGCAGAGGCAAAATATCCGAAATTTGCAAAAGCCGTTCAAAAAACGGCTACTTCGCAAATACTGGAAAAATCAAGGGCGTTTATTCCATACAGGACAGGTGCATTATATAAAAGCGGTTTAGCAAATTCACGCATAGATGAGGGTGTGTTACATTGGAAAATGGTTTATGCCCCTCATGTATATTGGAAAGCAAAACCAAAAGGAAGTGACGCTCCAGGTTGGCATTGGGTGTTTAGAACATATGGTAAATATCGTAAAGATATTTTGAAAGCGTGCAAGGAGGCAGTAAATGAGATTGATTGAATGTATCCGTGATTTTATATCGGATTGTCCATTGTTGCAAGCAGATAAGGTTCTCGGGATTGATATGTTAGAAGAGGGTTATTCTATCGATGTATTACCCGTTGATCCCATCTATGAAAAATATGTAGACGGGACGGAAAAGAGAATATTTGAATTTATCTTTGCGACATCAGAAAGTTATTCTGAAACGACATTGCAACAATTAGAAAATTCTGGATTTCAAGAAAAGTTTCAAAACTGGATTGAAAAAGCAAATTATACAAGAAATTTGCCAGTTTTAGGTGATGGTAGAATTGCCTTAAAGCTTGAAATTGTGAGTTCTGGGTATGTAGCCGATGCAGAATCCGCAACGGCACGTTATGAAATGCACATCAGAATGTATTATTTGCAAATGTACTACTATTATAACTTGACAGAAGATTGAAATTATGCTATAATTAGGCTATATAGCAGTTTAGGGCGATTGACTGTTGTATAAAATTACAAAATTCTACAATATATAGTTTCAAATGAAAGTTTATTTTTCGAAAAAAGGAGTTGAAAAACATGGCAAATTTAAAAGGTGCAAATCTTAGTGGTTCTGATTTGGTATTGCGTACTGGCAAAGTGGCGTTCTTTTTGACGTCCGACCAGATGGACAAATCTAACCCAAACTGTACCAGAATGGAAGGCTTTACAAGCTTATCTACCAGTAAGAGTGCTATTGAATACACCCGCCGTTATGTTGATGAAGATTTTGAACGTTCTGATGTCACAGGCTATGGTACAAGCATTTCTTATGCGTTTGATAGATACCAAGATAACGATGTGTTAGATGATATTATCACCATTCACGAAGATGAAAAAGTTGGTGCGGATTGTGTCAGAAAAATTTTGCAAGTGGATATGACAACAGCGAAAGCCAGTACCACATTAGAAGATGTCTACACGGCAACTGCCCGTTTGCGTTCTTATGCGGTTATTCCAGATAGTGACGGCGATAGTACCGACTGTTTGACTTATAGTGGCAGTTTTAAAGCCCGTGGTGAAATTGAGACTGTGACAGTCGCTACAATGGACGACTGGCAAACAGTCACCATTAACACAGAATAATTTATTTTTTTCTATTTCAAAATTTGACTCTCATTGTATTTGATTTTAAATAAAAAAGCAGTCCCTAAAATTAGGGGCTGTTTTTTGATATTTTTTTGATTTCTTGAAAAAAAATACCCCCCTCCCCCCTTAGGCTGATTTTTATTTGTATTTTTCTTGAATATATGCTATAATATAGAAAAACACGAAAAAAGGAGTGATTTTCTTGTATACAGTCAAAATTATCAATCATACAGATGATGGAGATGTGGAAGAAATTTTACACGAGTTTGGCAATACAGAAGGGCGTTTGGTAAGTGCATTCTCTTTTACAGAGGCGATTTCAGAAATCCCTTCCGCAAGTATTACCGTTTTACCACAAAACCCTTGCTGGGATAAGCTCTATGAAAAGAAAACAAGAGTGCAAATCATTAACACCAATACCAATGAGGCAGAATTTGACGGCTATATTTTGCAAATACAATCTGTATCCATGAGCGAAAGTGGATTGTTTAGCAAAGTGTTGATTTGTGAAGGGGCGTTGGGTTGGCTTTGTGATAGTATTCAGCTGTATAGAATTTATGCGGATATAGCACCAATGGATTTTTTGGATAGAATTTTGTCATTACATAATGCAAATTTTGAATCACAAGACCCAGAAGACCCAAAACAAAATGAATGGTGGAAATGTTTCCATAAAAGTGGTGACAAAAGCGGAGAAGGGCCGTTTACAACGGTGTATAGAAATACCCTTGAAGAGATAAAAGAGAATTTGACGGAAAATATCGGGGGTGAAATTATGTGCGGTCCTCGAAGTGATGATGGTTGGAATGTAATCTATTATCAAGAACAGTTCGGCAGTTATAAAACACAAACCGTTGAATTGGCTAAAAATTTGAAAACTATTAGCTATGGTACAGATAGTACAAGTGTTATTACAAGATTAGTACCATTAGGGGCTAAAATTGGTGATACAGAACAGCGTTTGACAATTGAAGATGTCAATGACGGCAAGGCTTATATTGATGATGAAAATGCAATTGCAAGCTATGGTATTGTCATGGGACAACAAGAATTTGATGACATTACAGATGCCGAAGAACTCAAAACTTATGCAACTAATTGGTTACAAGAAAATAATAGAATTAAAAAGACCTATCAAGCACAAGTATTAGATTTATCTGTTTTAGGTTCGGAAGCAGATAGTTTTAGAGTTGGTAATACCTATAATTTCAAGTGTGCTCCTATGGGCTTAGACGAAGATTTAAGAGTGATTAAACGTACCGTTGATGGATTTAAACCATATAGCCCTACTATTGAAATCGGCGATAAAACAGAAAAAATTACTGATTTATTAACCGAAACTCGAAAAGCGATTCCCGCCTTGCCGCCAACGCGCACCGATGTGACCGAATTGCTGTGGAGCACGCGGTAGAACTCGTTGCGCGTGTTCTTGAACAGGACGATGAGGCG